CCTTGCTGCGGACGATTTTGGAGATGAAGCCGAAACGTGTAGTGTATGTGTCTTGCAACCCGGGAACCCTGGCGCGCGATTTGCGGGTGCTGGAGGATGGCGGGTATGCGACGCTTGAGGTGCGGCCTGTTGATATGTTTCCGCATACGAGCCACGTTGAGTGTGTTGTCTTGATGTCAAGGGTGGAGAAATAGGACTATTCGAAACATTGATAAATAAAGGGTTTTCTGATATTGCATTTTTCGTTCAATTATTTTTACGAAGATGCTGATGCCGGGAAACCCTTATTTTTATTCTACGAGGGAACATATCAACTACTATGAAAGCGATAGGGTTGAGTTGACAGATTAGATTTTTCGCTGGGGTTGAGGAGATAGGATAGATAACTTTGTGGGTTGAAGAGATAAATTAATATAATTATATGCTAGTACTAGTACGCTCTCATAATGGTATTTTAATTATTCGAAATTATCGAAATTAAATTACCATTTTATGGTTTAGAGGAAATTCTGTTGTACTGAACAGACAGGTTAAAAATTATTACGTAAATATGAAAATAAGGCTCTCGAAAAAATTCTCAAATATGCGTAAAGTTTTGATTGTAAATATATGAAATGTGTGATACGATATTTACATACTAACCGAGGATGGGAAGGAGGAGTTAGATGTCTGAAGTAATAGCTCGGAAAATAGAATTTGATGAATTATTTAACTCGACAACCATGTTTTATGTGAATGAGCAATATGAACATGCAATAGAACAGGAAGTGAAAAACAAGGTTGATGAGTTATATCACGAATTGAGTTCCATAGACACAAAAGAAGACTTGAAAAAGTATATAGTAGAATACAAGGATTCACTTGATAACCTGACGAGCCTTATGGAAATCTCTACAGAGAGATTCAAGCGTATGGTATCTATGATAAGAAAAGAACGTGGATTTGTATTTTCTACTGAGTGGGGACTAGGTAAGATACGTACTGCAATGATGGAAAGCCCGGCAATGATGGAAAGTGTGCTAAACCTTATTTGGGCAGGCCGCGATGACGGAAAACTCAGAACCAAGATACCATATTTTTATTTAGATAACATGGCAATAGATGACACAACACGTAAAAAGCTTACCGATAGAAATTCCATCCGACTCTTTGTTAAAAGGGGTCTGGAGGGAAGGTACAGTAATAATATTGGTGATCTTGTTTTGAACGAAGTAGAAGATAAGTTAAGAGCTGTATGTGCTAAACATGGGATTGAGTATCAGAAGAATGTTAGAGTGCCGATGCTAGACAGAGCAGTAAGTTTTGTTTTGGAAAGTCCTCAGAACCCGAAAATTATCATTGATGTTTCCTATAGTGTGACTACTTCAAGCAGTCAGGGAAGCAAGAAAGAAGCTGCACGTAAAACTGTTGAGGTGTTAAATCGTCAGCGTAAGTCAGGAAACAATATTATTTTTATAAACTTCCTTGATGGTGCTGGTTGGATTGGTAGGCAGGCAGATATGAGAGAAATCCATAGATGTTCGGACTATGTTCTAAATTTCAATAATCTAAACTTGTTAGAAGACATTGTTTACAGCTATAGCGCTGAATTTTGAAAATTTGGAGGTTGCATTAATGAATGCTTCAGAAAGAAAAGCAAAGTTACGTGAACTAGTAGCGACCAAGGAACCTTGCCGTACTGGTATTCCGATTATGTATCATGGAGTGAGAAAAGAGTTTGACGCATATGAAATACCGTTAGAATATCTGATTTATAATCCTTATAATGGTCGTATAGGTAGTGTGGTTAAGTCCTATGAAAGACAGCACCACATAATCAATCCAGAAGATCCACAGGATAAGAAACTGATTGAAAAATTTCTTTGGGAATCCAAGGTTGAAGCCAATAAAAAGACGAAAGAACGTCTCCTTCGTGAACACCAGGAAAAGCACGGTATTGTAACTTCGGATGGTATTATTATTGACGGAAATAGAAGGTCAATGTTGTTAAATAATATAATGGCAGATAGCAGTATTCCATTTAATGAAAAGAGTCACTGCCAGTTCTTTATAGCGATAATTCTTCCGGATGACGCAGATAAAAAGGAAATCTTGGCGCTTGAAACCACATACCAGATGGGTGAAGATGCAAAGGTTGACTACAATCCAATCGAAAAATATCTAAAATGTAAGGATTTACAGGACGCAGGATTTACAGCTGATGATATTGCTGGAATGATGGATGTAAAACCTGGAGAAGTCAGAACTATGCTTTCAGCATTGCAACTTATGGATGATTATTTGGATGAATATGGCTACTCCGGTATGTATACACAGTTAGATAAGAATGAAGATTCATTCTTGAAACTCGACTCTGCACTAAAAAAATATAAAGCTGGTGTGCCATCAATGTGGGCATATGATCCAGACGCGGATGTTTCCGATTTGAAGCTCATTGCATTTGACTATATACGTGAAGGTTTTGAACAGACCCTTTTCCGTAATATTATATCGGCTCCAAGTGCAAATAAGCCTGCAAGTAGTTTCTTTGCGAAAGAAGAAGTTTGGAAAGATTTTAGAGATAGACATTTTGCTATTACTGATGCTATCGAGGAAACATCTGTCGATGATATTATGGCTACCAATCCTCCTGATCTTGGTCGTGCCTTGAAAGCAAGGGATCAGCAGTGGAAACTTAAAGTTGAGGATGACTTTGAAGAAAACTATACTCGGAGTTTAGATAAATTGAACAACCATGCTGAAGCAGCACGGCCTCTTCAGTTACTTATAAAGGCTTGCCAAGCATTGGAGGTTGTCGATGTAACGCAAGACAGTTTTCAGACAGATGGAAATATTAGAGGTTGTGTAAAGTCACTAGATGAATTTGTGGGAAAATTCAAGAACATCCTCGAAATGTAAAGGAAGAGGTATCCTATGAAAAAACTATGTCTTGAATCCAATGAGAATACATCAAATTTAATCATTACTGGAGACATAGCAGCTATTTTTGACAATAGACGAGCATCGAGGTATATGAAGGATACTCTGAAATATACCCTCCTAGAGGATAGCATCGTAATTGAAACTGAAGATAATATTAACAAAACGATCGACAGGGTCAAAAAAATCTGCGAATATATTTCAGCCGAATTGGTTTATTCGGGAGGGGTGTCAGAGGCAGTAAACAATTATGCCCTGGAAGAAGAGAAATTTATGGAATTTGCAGAAAAGGCAAGGTTGATTAGAGATAATCAATGTGAGAAGAGTGATTTCTCGGCATTCGTTGACTCGGTAAGTAAGCATCTTACTAACAGAAGCCTATACCAATTACAATTGCTGTCTGCATACCATCTTGCATTTTCACAGAATGGATGCAATTTCTCTGTTCCTGGTGCAGGAAAGACTAGTGTTGTTTACGGTGCTTTTGCTTACTTGTCAAACCTAGATCGCTCTGACAAGAAATTTGTAGATAAGTTGCTAATTATTTCTCCATTAAGCGCTTTTGGACCTTGGAAATTGGAATATGAGGAATGTTTTGGCGTAAAACCATCCTCTAAGAGACTTAATGGAAAAATTCCAGTTGAGGAAAAGAAGCAGTATTTGTATTCCTTGAATCCAGCGAAGATTACATTACTGTCTTATGCATCCGTTCCAGCACTCCGTGAAGAACTAATATATTTTTTAAAGAACAATAAGGTAATGGTCGTCCTTGACGAAGCACATAAGATTAAGAACACTTCTGGTGGAATCACTGCTACCGGTGTTCTTGATATTGCAACATACTGCTCGTCGAGAGTGGTTTTGACAGGTACTCCGACACCAAATGGATATGAGGATTTATACAACCTTTATAAATTCATTTGGCCGACTCAAAAAATTATACCATATGAAGTATATCAATTAAAAGATATGAGTAAGTCGGATTCTGATGCGCGAGTAAATTCTTTACTTCATGCAATTGAGCCCTTTTTTATCCGTGTAAAAAAGAGTGATTTGGGTATACCTCCTGCTACTGAAAATGCACCAATCATTGTACCTATGGGTGAATCACAGAGAAAAATATATGATGTCATTGAAAAAAAATATATGAGTGACATTGTGTCGACAAAAGACAGCAGTTTTCAGCAGGATTTAGTTAAGGCAAGATTGATTCGAATGATGCAAGCTGCAACAAATCCAGATTTGTTAAGTGTTCCTCTACGTAATTTTGCATCTTCAGAAGGTTTTGACGCTGAAGCTGTAACAGAAGATACTTCATTTATTAAAGAAGTACTTGAATATTCCGTAAATGAGACTCCTGCCAAGTTTGTGAAAGCTAAAGAGATTATCGAGCAAATTATTTCCAAAGGTGGTAAGGTAGTAGTTTGGTGCATCTATATTAAAAATATATTAGATTTTAAGGAATATTTGCTTACTAATGGCATACCATGTAAGACTTTATATGGAGCTACTCCAGTTGCGACCGGTAATGAGGACGATAACGAAGAGGAAACACGTGAAAAAATTATTGCTGATTTCCATCGACCAGATTCCGACTTCAGCGTGATTATAGCTAACCCGTTTGCTGTGTCAGAGTCGATTTCACTTCATAAAGTTTGTCACAATGCTATTTATATGGAGCGAAGTTTTAATGCTGCACACTTTATACAATCCAAGGATCGTATTCATAGATATGGTCTGAAACCAGGAATAGAGACCAATTATTACTATTTGCTTTCAGAGGATTCAATAGATAGTGCAATCCATGAAAGACTTATTGCAAAGGAAACGAGGTTGCGCGAAATCATCGAAAGTATGCCAATTCCCCTATTTGACAATGCAGAACTTGAAACAGGGGATGATGATATTAAAGCGCTAATTGCAGAATATGTTAATAGAACTAAAGCGATGTAACTCTATCGGGAATATTGATGGGCTGCTTTTTCTGGTTTCAATGCTGTCTAGCAAGAATTCCATAAGTAGAAAAGAAGTTGTAAATCGTTCTTCCTTAGAAAATGGATTAAACATAAATTGTAGCGGAGCTTTAGCATTCCTTGAATACTTAGAATATGTCGAGTTTTCTGAGGATAACATTATAGTAACAGAACGACTCAAAGAACTGAAATTATTAGAAGGGAGTAGTATTATAGATACACTTGTAAGATCCTGCATTTCAAAGCTAACCGATGAAGGAATATTCGATTTGGATAGAACAGGCTTCGATGTAGACAAGGGGCATATAAGCATAAAACGATCAGCATTTCCATTGGCATACGCTGCTATTAGGAACTTTTTGACTATTGCAGGAGCCCTAGATAAAGATGAGAATGGTGACATAGGTATATCTGAAACATATGAGTCTGATTTCTCATCACAAATTAGAAGACGTAAAAGTAAATTTACGTTGGAACAGTTACTTAAACAACAGGAGGAACAAAGCAAGCGTGGTCTTGAAGCAGAGGAGTTTATTTTGGAATTTGAGAGAAAAAGACTTCTGGCGAAGGCCTATAAAATCAAAAGGATTTCAGATATCGATGTTTCTGCTGGATATGATATAGTATCGTTTCAAAGTGATAGTAGTACAACTTATGATAGATTTATAGAGGTTAAATCATATTTGGGAAAACCACATTTTTATTGGTCAGAGAATGAATCTGACACTGCAAGAATAAAAGGTGATAAATATGTTCTTTGCCTCGTGGATTATGCACGAATTACAGAGCCGGGATATAAACCTGAGTTTATTCAAAATCCGCATAAAATTATCTTTGAAGATGACAACTGGCTTGTTAATACTGCGTCTTATAGAATACAAAAAATATAGGGCGTGTTTAATAACATGCCCTATAAAATCAAGCCTTGTACATGTCAGCTAAGCGTTCAGAAATAGCATGAATAACTGGAACACAGACTGTATTACCTAAGAGATCAAACGCTTCGCTCTCTTTTAGAAAAGAAAGGTCATAGTCATCTGGAAAACCAAACAGGCGCTGAATTTCTCGAATAGTTAACCTTCGTAGTCCACCATTGTCGATGACTCCAAGACGTGAAACATCCATAGCTACAAGTGTTGGTGCTAAATCGTTAGGGTCAAGGATTTTGGTGAATTCAAATGACAACTTGCCAGTTACAATGTTATACCCTTTTGGCTTAGTTTCGTCCGGCACTCTTCGATTGTTTTCTCTTTTGCGAGGGTATTCCAAAGTAAGATATCCCATTTCAACTAGTTCATCAAGAATTTCACGTAGGTTTTCCTTTGGGTAAAAGGTAGCTATTTGTTTCTCAGTGAGAGGCATACCATCCATACAATCAATGCCGATTTCAGCTGCCCACTTTTTTTTCCTTCGCTCGCGAAGAAGAAGATTGAGAAGTTCTGTTTGTTCAGGGGTTGTTTCACCTTTTAGACCAATTTCCCAACTATGAATGTTATCATTACCACCTCTCTTGTCCTTGATTGCTTTACCGATAACTTCTTTTGGAGTGAAGTGCTCAAATAACTTTCTTGTAAAAGTTGACTCTACTGTTGGTAGGTTATGATCCAAAATGTCACCGAGAACCGCTGTGTGTTCTTCAAAATTATCCAATGAGATGTGTGCATCTTTTGTCCCTACAATATAGACTCTTTTTCTCGATTGTGCCAAGCCGAAGTATTTACTATCAATCAATTTGTAGGATACATAATAATTAAGTTTCTTTAGACGGCTTACTATAATCGATAATGTACGCCCATTATCATGTTTAACAAGACCCTCAACATTTTCGAGCAAAAATCCATACGGCTTTTTTGCTTCCAGGATACGTTCTATTTCGAAAAACAATGTTCCACGAGTATCTTCAAAACCAAGTTGCAACCCAGCGGCTGAAAATGGCTGACATGGAAAACCTGCTAATAGAAAATCAAAATCTTCGATATTTTGCGCAGGAATTTTGGTAATGTCTCCCGATACCTCAGTATCCTTAAAATAATTTTTATATGCTTTAATGGCATAATCTTTGAGTTCACTACTAAATACACATTTAGGTTCAAACCCTTTTTCACGAAAAGCATTTTCAAATCCGAGTCTTATACCACCTAATCCAGCAAACAGGTCGATAAACTTAACTTCTTTGTTCTCAGAGCGTTTTCTACGCTCAAGCTGTGTGCTAATTAAATCTATACATTTCTCGGAGAAACTATTACCTTTTGCGTACGTTTCAATATCCTCGTGCTGGGTAGGAGTTATATAAATGGTTTTAGCTATTTTCTTTTGATTTGCAGGCAATGGAGTACGGCCAGAGCCCTCTCGTTTTCCTCCGTGATGCATAGCTTATACTCTCCTTTTCAAATATACACTATGATTATAACACAATCAACTTGATTTTGCAATGCCTAAAATCAAGTTATAAAAATTATTATTTAATATGCTGCTTGACATTATATGGACAGTAATATATAATTCAATTACGCATATTAGCGTAAAAGCGTAAGGAGGGGAAAACATGGCTGGTGAATTTGGAGCTTATATTGCTCAAAAGAGACTTGAAAAAGATGTAAAATTGAAGCCTATTGCGGAAAAATTAGGTGTTTCTGTAACTTATCTATCGGACATAATTAAGGGAAGAAGAAATCCACCCGATATTGACGGATTAGAGGCTTTAGCTGAAATTCTGGGATTATCTGAGGAAGAGAAAAATGTAATGTTTGATTTGGCAGGACGTGATCGAAAGCAAGTATCGCCTGATTTGCCTGAGTATATTATGGATGAGACACTACCTAATGCTAGGGTAGCGTTAAGAAGGGCACGCAATGCCAAATTAGGTGACGACTTTTGGAAAGAGGTTAATCAAATCATCGATAAAAAAGGAGGCGAATAATGATGAATTATAATATGCGCACCCTGATTCCTATAATTCCCGCATCGGATTATGATAACGTCGCAAGGGAATTTTTAGAGGATTATTTCCCTGAAGCTTTACTGGAGCCGAGACCTGTTCCGATATTGGATATTGCAAGAAACATGATGGGGTTAGATGTTCAATTTATTTGTCTGTCGGAGGAACTGGATGTTTACGGTATGACAGTGTTTGCCGATGGACTGGTTGAAATATATAACCCCGAAGAAGGGCTGTACGATAGCAGATTTTTCAAGCGAAAGACTATACTAATTGATCCAGAGGCATATAAAAAGACGAATGTAGGATGTGTGAATAATACTATTGCTCATGAATGTGTCCATTGGTATAAACATCGGATGTACTATCGAATGCAGAACTATGTACTTCCTCGTCAAGCAAAATACTGTAAATGCTATATTGAGCAATTACCATACGCAACGGAGGAAGAAATTATTCTTGAAAACCAGGCTATAGGTATAGCGCCTCGAATATTAATGCCAAAAAGCTCTTTTATAGAAAAGGCATATGAATTTAACGTGGGGTACGGGAAAGATAACAGTTACGCAATTGCGCAATTGGCTAAATTCTTTGAGGTATCAAAACAGTCTGTAACAATACGACTAGAAGAGTGCAGTTTATTATGATTCTTGTTGCAGTTCAAATGCAGCAAGAAAATTTTTTAACTATAAATTACGCAAATGAGCGTAAATGTGTAATCGGGGGGTGGTTAAAATGAGGGATGTATATCATTATAAATGTCCAAATGAATCAACATGCATTGCTCATAAGCATTGCCATGTACTAAAGACTACAGAAAAATTAAAAACTTTAATCTCTGCAGTTGTAAAGTGCCCAGCACAGAAAAATAAGGAGATTATCGTTAAAATCGGAACAGAACAGTGACTATATGATATCAAGAGTGACTCACAGGTAAGCCGCTTGGACGCGCTATGCTGTAGGACTCAACTACAGGGAGAAACCCTTTGTTGATCTTACAGCATGCAATGTCCAAGCGGCTTTATTGTTATAACATTTCGGAACAAAGGAGGAAATCGAGATGAATCAAGTCACAAATCTAAATAAGAAAAGAGTGTGTGATCTGAGTGAGGACAAGCGTATAGCTGAAATCCGGAATGGAAATTGTTTGACTAGGATAAAGGCAAACCCAGATGGCACACTTGATATTACTCATCAATGTGATGAAAAAGTTTCATAAAAACAAACAGTAATTTAATAGCTAAATCCGCCAGAACGCAAGACGGCAGTGCGAAATCTTAGTCCTTTTCATAAGGCAAGATTCTACTGCCGTCTTTTTTTTGTTTAGTGCGGATTTGGCGGCTCTGGCGGATTTCAGATTTTGAAAACCAAAGGAGCCAGGATATGAAAATTAAAATTATGTACGAAAACAAACCTACCTATTTGGAGGTACCGGACGAGGACTTTACCTTAATGATTGATATGGACTACGAGGACAGGCTATCTTGCGCCGAAGATAAGGAAACCGTTACTCGACGTTCGCCACAGGAGATTATGGACGAGCGTTTTAACAAGCCCGACTACAATAACTGGCGTAAACTTGATCGTCATTCAGCTACTACTACCCCTCCCAAGAAACTTAATGGAAAAAGGGGTTACACAAAAGCCAATGACGATAATGATGGTAAAAACATAAAGGAAAATACAATTGAGTTATTTCCTGACAATTCAAATGAAGAAGTTCGTGAGAAACAAGAAGAGTATGAATACCTCTGTGAAATTATCCGTAAGACCCTCAAGGAAAAACAAGCGGAGCTACTGATTGCTATAGTCTTGGATGGTGTTTCGGTAACAGAGTATGCAGAACGTGAGGGAGTAAGTGTAAGTGCCATTTCCCACCGATTAGATACAGCTAAAAAGAATTTCAAAAAAATCTATCCCAAATCCTCAACTTTCCCCTCTTGCCACGGCTAATAGTTAGAGGGCAGCACATAAACGCTCTCGGAAAGAGGTGAATACATGAAGCACAACTTGAAAATCAGTGTTTCAAAAAAACCACAGACTGGCGGGATTATTTCCTGTCGAAACGTCACCATTAGGGAGCGTTTCCTTCGTTTCTTACTTGGTGATAAGCAGAAACTGACCATCCTTGTTCCGGGTGACACCGTACAGGAACTCGCCATCAGTGAGATTAAGGAAGGAGGAATAAGCCATGAGCAAGATCAAGCTACTCCTTGATGTGGTTTCCGATATGCGCTCTTTGGCAGACAGCATGCAAGCGGTTGCTGATGTAATGGCGGGCAATGAACCTGTCGAAACAAAAGAACCGACTACAACTGTAAAAGAGCCTGAACCAAATAAAAAGGAAATCACTCTGGAGGAAGTCAGAGCAAAACTCGCTGAAAAGAGTCAAGCCGGTCTTACTGCCCAAGTAAGAGAAATCATCCAAAAATACGGTGGCTCTAAATTAAGCGAAGTTGACCCAAAACATTATGCAGACATGTTGAAAGATGCGGAGGTACTAGGAAATGAGTGATCATGCAGTACTTTCTGCATCGGGGTCCCATAGATGGCTGAATTGCCTTCCATCTGCAAGATTGGAACTAGAATTTGAAAATAACGAATCCAATGCAGCTGCTGAAGGTACAGCCGCCCATGCTCTCTGTGAACATAAACTTAAAAAAGCACTTCACATGAGGAGTAAGCGTCCTGTCTCGGCTTATAACACCGATGAGATGGAAGAACACAGCGATGCCTATGTGGAATTTGTAATGGAACAGCTTGAGCTGGCAAAGCAGAGCTGCACAGATCCTTTAATACTAATCGAACAGCGTCTTGATTTTTCTTGCTATGTTCCACAGGGATTTGGAACCGGTGACTGCATCATTATTGCCGATAAGAAACTTCACATTATCGATTTCAAGTATGGCATGGGAGTATTGGTAGATGCGGTGGACAATCCACAGATGAAGTTGTACGCACTGGGTGCTTTGGAAATTTACGATAGTTTGTACGACATCGAGGAAGTTTCCATGACCATTTTCCAGCCACGCAGAGAGAATGTCAGCACATGGACAATACGGGTAGAGGATCTAAAAGATTGGGCAGAAAAAGAACTAAAACCAAAGGCTAAAAAAGCTTATGACGGTGAAGGTGAATATCTTCCGGGTGAGTGGTGTACTTTCTGCCGAGCGGCAGTTAAATGCCGTGCTAGGGCTGAGGAAAAACTGAAATTGGCACAATCGGAGTTTAAACTACCTCCACTACTTACGGACTCTGAAATTGAGGAAGTTCTATCTAAACTGTCCGACCTTACGAAATGGGCAAATGAAATCATTGCATATGCCACCGATGCAGCTGTTAATCACGGGAAAGAGTGGCATGGTTTTAAGGTTGTTGAGGGCAGATCAGTTCGGAAATATAAGGACGAAGGGGCTGTGGCTGAAGCAGCCAAAGCAAACGGTTATAAAGATATCTTTCGTCAGAGTCTCATTACCCTTACGGAAATGAAGAAACTGATGGGCAAAAAGAAATTTGAAGAAATCCTCGGTGGTCTTATACATAAACCACTAGGTAAGCCAACGCTGGTTCCACTTTCTGATAAGCGGCCAGCTATGAATATATCAAACGTAAAAAACGAATTTAATGAGATAACGGAGGAATTGGAATATGAATAATCAAAACAGAACGAAGGTTGTTACAAGCGTTAACACACGACTCAGCTACTTTCATGGCTGGGAACCAGTATCTATTAATGGCGGAGCGGAAAAATACAGCGTATCCGTATTGATTCCTAAAACAGATAAGGAAACCATCAATGCTATCAATGCAGCAGTAGATGCAGCCATTGAAGAAGGCCTTGCAAAGTTTGGTGGTAAAAAGCCGAATAAGGCGGCTATTAAACTGCCACTTCGAGATGGTGATGTAGAACGTGATGACGAGGCTTACAAAGGACATTATTTTGTAAATGCCAACAGCAAGACTCCACCCCAAATAGTTGATAAAGCGGTTAGACCTATCTTGGATCGCAACGAAGTTTACAGCGGTTGTTATGCAAGAGTATCCCTGAATTTCTATGCTTTTAACTCTAATGGCAATAAGGGTGTAGCTTGTGGTCTAGGCAACATCCAGAAGATAAAAGATGGAGAGCCATTAGGCGGAAGAACCAATGCAGCTGATGATTTCACAACGATTGAAGATGATGATTTTCTAGCATAAAGAATAAATACAGACGAGGTGGTGGAGGTTGTTTTTCTGCCACCTCGTTTGCATTGGAAAGGGCGATAATACATGAATTCTATTTCTATTGATATTGAAACATTTAGTAGTGCCAATCTTCAAAAGTCTGGAGTTTACCGTTATGCCGAGAGTGACGATTTTGAAATTCTACTATTTGGCTATTCGGTGGATGGCGGCGAAGTACAAGTTGTTGACCTTGCCGGTGGGGAGGAAATCCCAGATGAAATTATGAATGCACTTATGGATGATTCCGTTACCAAATGGGCTTTTAATGCAATGTTTGAGCGTGTGTGTCTATCAAAATGGCTTAACCTTACAGAATATCTTGACCCCGCATCCTGGAAATGCTCCATGATATGGTCGGCATATATGGGGTTACCACTTTCTTTGGAGGGAGTTGGGGCGGTTCTAGGTTTGGAGAAACAAAAGCTAACAGAGGGTAAAGACCTCATCAAATATTTCTGTACACCTTGCTCCCCTACTAAATCAAATGGTGGTCGAGTTCGTAATCTGCCAGAACATGACATGGATAAATGGGAGCGGTTTAAAGCCTATAATCTTCGGGATGTGGAAGCTGAGATGTCAATACAACAGAGATTTTCTAAGTTTCTGGTGCCGGAAAATATCTGGGAGGAATATCATCTCGACCAGGAAATCAATGATCGCGGCATTGCCATTGACATGACTTTCGTAAAACAGGCTGTTGTGATGGATGAACATTCCCGTGAAAAGTTAATGGCTTTAATGCAAGATATAACCAATTTAGAGAATCCAAACTCTGTACAACAAATGAAAGACTGGCTTGCCGATAATGGGCTAGAAACAGATACCCTTGGTAAAAAAGCAGTTGCTGAGATGCTAAAGCTCCTGAACCACTAGGAACTGTTTTAGAACTCCGTCAGCAACTTGCAAAATCCTCGGTGAAAAAATACACGGCAATGGAGAATGCGGTATGTAATGATGGTCGGGCAAGAGGAATGTTTCAGTTTTATGGTGCAAACAGAACTGGTAGGTTTTCGGGCAGGCTTATTCAACTGCAAAATCTCCCTCAAAACCATATGCCCGATTTGGAACAGGCTCGTGCTTTAGTTCGTAGCGGAAACTTTGATGCTCTTACCTTACTTTATGATTCAATCCCAGAGGTACTGTCGGAACTTATCCGTACCGCTTTTATACCACGAGAAGGTATGAAGTTCATTGTGGCAGATTTTTCAGCGATTGAGGCTCGTGTCATTGCCTGGCTAGCAGGCGAAAAATGGAGAATAGACGTTTTCCAAAACGGCGGAGACATCTACTGTGCCAGTGCTTCTCAAATGTTTAATGTACCTGTTGAAAAGCATGGTGTGAATGGCCATCTTCGTCAGAAAGGAAAAATTGCTGAACTAGCCCTCGGTTACGGCGGATCTGTTGGAGCATTAAAATCAATGGGTGCTTTGGAGATGGGAATTGAAGAAGAGGAACTTCAGCCTCTTGTAACGGCTTGGAGACAGTCCAATCCCAATATCACAAAACTCTGGTGGGATGTTGACCGGGCAGTAAAAACTTGTGTTAAGCAAAAAACTCCCACAGAGACACACGGCATTAAATTTATCTATCAAAGCGGGATGCTCTTTATTGCTCTTCCTTCTGGTAGACGGCTTGCCTATGTGAAACCTCGTATGGGAGAGAATATGTTTGGCGGTGAGTCAGTTACTTATGAAGGTGTCGGTGGAACGAAGAAATGGGAAAGAATCGAAAGCTACGGTCCCAAATTTGTAGAGAATATTGTTCAAGCAATCAGTCGTGACATCTTGTGTCATGCCATGCAGACATTAAAGAATTGTTCCATTGTGGATCATGTACACGATGAAATTATCATCGAGGCAGATATGGGGACGTCACTTTCCGCTATCTGTGAACAGATGGCTAAGATGCCAACATGGGCAAATGGCCTGTTGCTTAGTGCTGATGGTTATGAGTGTCAGTTTTATCAAAAAGATTAAATTAATTGGTAATCGGATAATCGTGTGGGAGGAGGTTAAAAGACCTTCAATTTTTAAATAATGAAAACAGGATAGCACTTATTTTATGACCGGTACGTGCTATCTTGTTTGTTTAATAAACGCTCCATTTTTGTGGAATAAAGGGTTAAAATTCGAATCTTGAAGAAATATAGTGAAAGAACCGATTTTGACTCCTCTCTCTATAAAGTTAATAATAAATCAAGGGGTAAGACTAAATCTATTAAAAACACATGGGACAATAATTGATACATCGACCGATTAGCTTAATTGATTTTATTGCAGAGTGTCTCTAAATGATAACGAATAACTTCCTTCACCTTTTCTGGAGAGTATACATCAGGTCTTAATAAAGCATGAATTGACAATCCCTCTATTAATGCCGTTAACCTACTCTTTTCTAATTCTGCATTCATTGAATCTGATAATACGCCTTTTAGAGCTAAGATTTCAATCATTGAATTTGCTAATTCATATGTACCGTCCGTCATTTCATCTTTTTTGTCCTTTATTGTATCACTTGTAAGTGAACGTAATGCAAGAATCCACCAAACGCTCGTTTCAATTTTCTTTTCTTCATCTATTGGTACTAGCTCTAATAAAACTTCTTCTACTGCCTGCACTGGGTTTTCTGACCATTCTTTATTTTGAGAACGTTTTTTCCCTTCTTCTAAGTAGTAATTCATAATAAATAATAACATTTCATCTTGAGTTGAAAAATAATGTCTTAACGCACCAGAAGACATCCCTGCCTCAGCTGCAACTCTTCGTATAGACGCTTTCTCAACCCCTTCTTTCCTAATAATATTCCATGCAGCCTCAGCAATTTGTTTGCGCTTTTCATCATGATCAACAATTTTTGGCATTATAAAAATCACTTCCTTTATTTAGCACAGTGTGTTATTATCTTTTTATAGCACAATGTGTTAAATAGATAATACCACAACATTTAAAGGAGGACTAGTTTGTTTGATCGAAACTATTGAAGCATTGATGCCTTCTTCATCATTAGACATTTCTTCAGCATTAATGATTATTTCTTTGTGTGCTTTAATTGATATTTTAAGTCCCGGTGTACTGACTGTAACAGCCTATTTATTACTGACACAACCGAATCAGTTATCTTCTCGTTTATTTGTGTTTTTATTCATCACGCAGTTAGGCTATTTCATCACGGGCTTATTACTCTACTTTGGTGGAAATTCATTATTGAAGAGAATAGAACAATTGTCTCAGTTTGACTTTATCAATTGGTTTTATATCCTACTTGGAGCAGTTCTTGTTCTAATAAGCTTCAGTAAACCAAAAGAGACTACAAAAAAACGTTTAATTTCATTTATCCCCAAAAATACAACAATTAAAGGGATGATTATACTAGGAATCATTGTTTTCCTAATTGAATTTGTAACGGCATTGCCTTACTTTTATTCAATCTTTTTAATGAATCATCAAACAATTGAGACTACACCTGCTATCTTAATAATAATTGGATACAATCTAGTAATGGTGCTTCCTTCTCTATTACTGTTAGGGGTTAATATTATATTTAAAGAAAGATTGCAACAATTTCTTATTAAAATCAGGTCAAAATTAAATGAAGCTCCAATCTCTTCACTCTTGGTAGCGACAGGAGTCATAGGTGCAGTTTTTTTTAATATCGGTCTTAGAGGCATTTTAAATTAGAAAAAATATTAAAGAGGTGTTCATCATGAAAGAAATTATCAGTGGTCTCAGTCTACTTTTTATTATTCAGGGAATAGGCGGATTAATCAATCATTTGACTAATGGGGGAAAAAGTTGGTTTTTAGTAAATTATATTGATGCGTTTCAAGGGTTTGAAATCGTTTTGGACATTGTATTTATTGCAGTTGGTGGAATCATAGCTTTAGCCACTCGTAAAATAACATCAAGTAAAAGCAATAAGTGAATGATGTAAAATAAAAAATACAGAGTGAGAATTTCTCGCTCTGTATTTTTTATTTTAATTGATTCTCCTCGAGGCTCTACCAACCTTACTCATCCAGGTCATAGATAAAATATGATACCAAAATGATTGTTTTCCTCTTCTCTTATTAGCTCCAAATCCTATAGGCCTATTACAGTTTACGTTAACATTTTTTGTTCATCAATCTAGTCCGTTTGTAAAAGTAGAAAATTACTGAATCAGCTTTTAAATCTATTTTACATACACAAATTTCGAAAAAAAATCCGGATGTATAATTTATTTTTTCAAAATCCTCAACAATTATTACCTCCTGTGGCTATTAGGTAGAGGGGTTTCCTCTCTGACTATATTGCAGGAGGTAATTCGTATGGACGAATTAGTAAAAATCAATTATGAAAATCAACGACCAACCGTACTCGGTCGTGATTTACATGAAGCCTTGGAAGTAAAGACCGCTTATAAAGATTGGTTTCCAAGAATGTGTGAGTACGGATTTGAGGAAGGATCAGACTTTAGCTCATTTTTGAGCGAAAGTACTGGAGGCAGACCAAGCATTGACCATCAGTTAACAATTGACATGGCAAAAGAGCTATGTATGATACAGCGTACTCCAAAAGGGAAAGAGTGTCGCCAATACTTTCTTGAAATAGAAAGAAGATGGAATTCCCCAGAAGCAATCATGGCAAGGGCACTTCAGATTGCTAATCAACAGCTAACTCAAGTAAGGAAACAAAATAAAGTGCTTGAAGGTACGATTGCCGTTCAGAATCAGCAAATTGCAGAAATGAAACCGAAAGTCTCCTATTACGATGTAGTTTTAAATTGCAAAGACCTCATTTCCACCTCAGCAATTGCCAAAGATTACGGCAAGTCAGCTATTTGGATGAATCGCTATCTTAATAAAAAGGGTGACCAGTTTAAACAAGGCGGCATCTGGCTTTTATATCAGAAGTATGCGGAAAAAGGCTACACCAGCACCAAGACACATAGCTACCTTGGCAGTAACGGTGAACAGCATACAAAGGTCCATACATATTGGACTCAAAAAGGCAGACTCTTCATTTACGAACTGATGAAGGCGGACGGTATTTTGCCTCAGATAGAAATGGAGGGTGTGTAATGGGGATCAACAAATTTAACCATGAAGGATACCATGACCCAACTCCCCATGAAGCACTGACCAACATAATGAGAAAGGAAAAGGCAGAGAAAAAATCTGCCTTTAAGCCGCTTGTATATATCTGTTCTCCCTATTCCGGTGACGTAGAAGGAAACATTAAAAAGGCTCGCAGTTTTTGCAGGTTTGCTCTAGACCAAAACTGTATCCCGATTGCTCCCCATCTTATGTTTCCTCAGTTTATGGATGATGAAAACCCAGAGGAACGGGAGCTTGCCATATTTATGGACATCGTGCTTATGGGCAAATGCTCCGAGGTGTGGGTGCTGGGCAATACCATCTCAACCGGTATGGCGAGGGAAATTGAAGTAGCCAAGAAACGCAGACAAACGGTCAGATATTTTAGTCCGGAGCATGAGGAGGTTGAAAGCTTATGAAAATTGCAGTGGGCAATAGCCGGATGGATAGAAAATGGAAAAACAAAGATATCTCCTGGGAGGATTTTTGCTCCCGTGTAAAGACGACGCAACGCACCACGGAAACAGTAGAAGAATATCGGAAGTTAAAAAGAGGTCAACAAGATGATATCAAGGATGTAGGCGGCTTTGTCGGAGGACATTTAAAAGAAGGAAGGCGAAAGAAGGGCAATGTTCTGTGTCGTTCTTTGCTCACCCTTGATATGGATTACGGTAGACCAGATATTTGGGAGCAAATCAGTATGCTTTTTGATTTCAAATGTTGCGTTTACTCCACCCATAAGCATACACCGGAAAATCCAAGACTCAGGCTTATTGTTCCCCTTGCTCGTGAGATCAGCGAAGAAGAATATGCAGCTGTTGGACGTATGGTGGCAAAAGAAATCGGTATTGACCTTTTCGATGATACGACATATGAAGCCCATCGCCTTATGTATTGGCCATCCACTTCCTCTAACGGTCAATTTGTCTACGAAGAGCAGGATGGAGCATTACTTGACCCAGATATTTATCTTTCAAAATATGAAAACTGGCGAGATACAACAACTTGGCCCGTATCAAGCAGGCAGTCTGAAGTTATTAATCGCAGTCTTAAAGAACAAGCAGATCCTCTTTTAAAGGAAGGTGTGGTAGGAACTTTCTGTCGCGCCTATTCCGTTCGTGAAGCAATAGAGAAATTCTTAGGTACAGTTTATGAAGCATCTGCTATGGAAGGGCGCTATGACTATATTCTAGCTGACAGTAGTGCGGGTGTAATAATTTATGATGATAAATTCGCTTACAGCCACCATGCCACCGACCCAGCAAGCGGCCTGCTCCTCAATGCTTTTGATCTCGTTCGTATTCATAAATTCGGCTCTTTAGATGATAGAGCTTCCACTACTACGGCTCCTGGCAGGATGCCGTCTTTTGTGGCAATGTGCGAGTTTGCTATAAAAGATGAAGCGGTAAAAGCTGAGTTTGCAAAGGAAAGAAAGGCTCAGGCTGAAGAAGAGTTTAGTGATGAGGATTGGCAGACAGGTTTGGAACTAGATAAGCAAGGTCGGATAAAAGACACACTGGATAACATCGTCTTGATTATTCGTCATGATGAAGATTTACAGCATATCGCTTTCAACTGCCACCGTGATGGTATAGATGCCAAAGGTGGTCTGCCTTGGGAACAGATTAAATGTGGCTGGAATGATTCGGACAATGCACTTCTTAAGGTGTACTTAAGTGGCAAATACGGAGTCTATTCTCCTACCAAGACCAAGGATGCTGTGTTAGCTGTAGCGGCTGAACGAGCCTACCACCCTGTTAAGGAGTATCTAGACTCCCTGCCAAAATGGGATGGTATTAGCCGAGTAGAAAATCTACTAATTGATTATTTCGGTGCAACAGATAATTCCTACACAAAGGCAATTATTCGTAAAACGATGGTTGCAGCGGTAGCCCGCATTTATAGACCAGGTACAAAGTTTGATAGTGTTCTAATCTTAAACGGTCCTCAAGGTATCGGTAAGTCAACCTTCTTTGCTAAGCTTGCCGGAGATTGGTTTTCAGACAGTTTGACCATTACGGATATGAAAGATAAATCAGGTGCTGAAAAACTTCAAGGATATTGGTTGTTGGAACTCGGTGAGCTTGCAGGAATGCGTAAGACGGATGTGGAGATTGTGAAGTCCTTTATTTCGAGGGCGGATGATAAGTACCGTGCCAGTTATGGGGTCAACGTCGAAAGCCATCCCCGTCAATGCGTAATTGTGGGTTCTACCAATGCAGAAAGCGGATTTCTTCGGGATATTACGGGTAACCGCAGATTTTGGCCAGTCCGCATTAGCGGTAACAGTAGAAAGAAAGCTTGGCAGATGACCAAAGAGGAAGTACAGCAGATTTGGGCAGAGGCTCTAGTTCTTTATGAGAAGGGCGAAAAACTCTACCTTGAAGGTGATGATGTAACCATGGCAACCAGTGAACAGGCAGATGCTATGGAAACAGATGAACGAGAAGGACTGGTTCGTACCTACTTGGATACGCTCTTACCGGATGATTGGGACACAATGTCTTTGTACGAGCGTAGAAATTTCCTCGGCGGTAGCGAATTTGGCGGCGGCACCCGTGTTGGAACAGTAAAAAGAACCCTTGTTTGCAATATGGAAATTTGGTGTGAGTGTTTCGGTAAAGAGGCATCAATGCTAAAACCATCAGATTCCTATGCCATCGGTGCCATTATGAGAAAGATCAGTGAGTGGAACAAGTACACTGGGAACAAGAATGGTGTTGTGACGTTCCCTGTCTACGGAAAGCAACGAGCTTATTCCCGAGTCGAGGAACAACGCTAAGTTGTACCTTACCTTGTTCCCATACTGGTTCTTTCCCTAAAGTTAGTAATGATAAGGAAAATCAACGGTTCGGAACAAGTGGAACAAGAAGTATCCTATTTATTTATAAATAGTAAAAAGAAGTAATAGTAGCCTGTGCATACACGCATACGCGCGCGTATAGGAAAAATGGGTCAAAGTTGTTTTCTTGTTCCGAGCCTTTTATATGGGAGGTATTTATGCTTGAAAAATATATCGAAAAGAAACTGGTGGCTGAGGTAAAAAAGATGGAAGGCATTGCGGCGAAGTTTGTTAGCCCAGGTTTAGATGGGATGCCAGACCGCATAGTGCTTTTACCACATGGGAAGATGGCTTTTATAGAATTAAAGGCTCCCGGAAAGAAACCTCGTCCGTTACAGATTAGAAGAATAAGGCAATTACAGAAGTTAGGCTTTACCTGCTATGTAATTGATGATGTTAAGCAGATTGGAGGGGTACTGGGTGAAATACAATCCTCATAAATATCAGACCTATGCAACGAATTTCATTCTAGAGCATCCCATAGCCGCGGTGTTTTTAGAAATGGGTCTTGGCAAAAGCGTCATTACTCTAACGGCTATATTTGATTTATGTCTTGATAGTTTTGAAATTGGAAAGGTTCTGGTCATTGCCCCGCTTCGAGTAGCAAGGGATACTTGGCCAGCTGAGATAAATAAGTGGGAGCATTTAAAAGGACTGGAGTTTTCGGTAGCTATCGGCACAGAACAGGAGCGATTGGCGGCTCTTAGAAAACCTGCAAGTGTCTATCTTATAAATAGAGAAAATGTTGATTGGTTGGTAAATAAAAGTGGCATCCCTTTTGATTATGACATGGTGGTCATCGATGAGCTATCATCCTTTAAATCCTATGGTGCCAAAAGATTTAAAAGTCTACTAAAAGTAAGACCAAGGGCAAAACGGATTGTAGGTCTTACAGGCACACCTTCTAGTAATGGGCTAATGGATTTGTGGGCGGAGTTTCGTATTCTTGACATGGGTAAAAGACTCGGCAGGTACATCACTCACTACCGCAATTCCTTCTTTACACCAGATAAACGCAATCAGCAGATCGTGTTTTCATATAAACCATTGCCAGGTGCTGAAGATGCCATATATCGGCTCATTTCGGATATCACCATTTCCATGAAATCAGTGGATTTTCTGAAAATGCCAGAGTGCATGATCAATGAAGTGCCTGTGTATCTAAATGACAAAGAACAATCCGTATATGATCACTTTCGTGAAGAGATGGTTCTTGAATTTGCTGATGAAGAAATAGATGCCATGAATGCAGCAGTCCTTTCAGGAAAACTTCTGCAAATGGCAAACGGTGCGATCTATGATGATGATAAAAACACTCATATTATCCACGACCGCAAGTTAGATGCTCTTGAGGATTTAATTGAAGGTGCTAACGGAAAACCTGTGCTTATTGCCTATTGGTATAATCACGATTTAGAGCGTATTAAGGCAAAATTCAATGTCAGAGAAATTAAAACTTCCAAGGATATCAAGGATTGGAACAACGGCGATATTTCTGTAGCGGTTATTCATCCTGCATCAGCGGGACACGGTCTCAACTTACAAAGTGGAGGTTCAACGCTTATCTGGTTTGGACTTACTTGGAGTCTAGAACTCTATCAGCAAACAAATGCGAGACTTTGGAGACAAGGTCAAAATGAGACAGTGGTTATTCATCACATTATTACTAAAGGCACGATTGATGAAGATGTTATGAATGCCTTGAGACGAAAGGAAAAGACACAATCCGATCTTATTAATGCGGTCAAAGCAAATCTTGGGAAAGCGAGAGATGCTGTATGATGGATGCATTTGAAAAACTGGCAAATGCCATTATTCTACAGGCAGTCAAGGATTATCGTTTTGCACTGAAAAGACTAGCAAAACACCCTCGCAATGATTCTGCTTTATATACGAAACGTGAGGTGGAGTGCTTCTTTCATTCTGAATTGTTCAATGTCCTTACCTCTCTAAACCCTGACATGTTAATCCAACAGCTACAAGAGGAGGTGGTGCGATGATGACAGCTAAGGAATTCTTAAAACAGGCCTATCGTCTGAATGAATTGATTAATTCCGACCTTGAAGAGTTACAAAACTTAAGGGAACTATCAAGAAGTGTTTCATCCCCCGTTCTTGAGGAAAAAGTCAGTCGAACCAAGTGTACTGACCCACCCTTTGAAAAGTATGTGATTAGAATAGTAGATTTGGAGCAACAGATACAACAAGAGGTTGAACGGCTAGTAAAGCTTAAATCAGATATCCGTGAAGCAATTAACCAGATGGAAAACGTAGATGAGAAGCTGATTCTTCGCTACCGATACATTAACTTTCTTAACTGGGAAGAAATCTGTGTTAACCTTAATGTTTCTATGAGAACCGTGCATAGACTCCATTCATCCGCTTTGCAACATTTAAAGGTTCCAAAATAAAAGTTGGCACACTGTGGCACAGTTTGGCATACGTTGACACTGTTTGTCCGTAGTGAAAGTTATATAATGGTAGTATGGAATATTAGAAAAAACAGAAGCCTTCACGGGAGCATCTCTCCTGCGAGGGCTTTTTCTATGGGCAAAAGGAGGTGCAGTATGCCAAAAAAACCTAAGCGTCCATGCTCTTATCCTAGTTGTCCAGAGCTGACTGACAGACGTTTTTGTGAAGAACATGCTAAAAAGGAAGCCGCACGGTATGAAAAGTACGACCGTGACCCAGCAACCCGTAAGCGTTATGGTCGTGCTTGGAAAAGGATACGTGACAGCTACATTGCAGCTCATCCTCTTTGTGAGGAATGTAAACGACAAGGAAAGCTGACCCCAGCAAATGAAGTCCATCACATTCTTCCTCTTGCAAGAGGAGGGACTCACGATAGAAGTAATCTGATGGCTCTTTGTACTCCTTGCCACTCTGCTATCACAGCAAGAGATGGAGACCGTTGGGGAACCCGGTAGGGGGAGTCAAATCTCCACAGCGTGGGGCAACGCGTGAAAATTCGCGGTTTCAAACAGGGTAATAGGCCCATTGACGAAAAGAGGTGAGTGAATGGCCAAAGATGGAACAAATCGTGGCGGTGCCCGTATAGGCTCCGGTCAAAAGAAGAAACCACTTGCTGACAAAATTGCAGAGGGAAACCCTGGTAAGAGAAAGCTTGAAGTCGTGGAGTTCCAAAATACCGCTGACCTGAAGGGGCAAGAAATGCCAAAGCCAATGGCCATGCTCTCCGCAGTGCAAAAGGATGGAAAAACCCTAGTAGCGAGTGAAATCTATGAAATTACATGGAAATGGCTTGAGGAACGTGGCTGTGCCCATTTGGTACTTCCACAGCTTCTAGAGCGATATGCCATGAGTGCGGCAAGATGGATACAGTGTGAGGAAGCAGTAACCGAGTTTGGCTTTCTAGCCAAACACCCAACCACCGGCAATGCTATTCAAAGTCCTTATGTAGCGATGAGTCAGAACTTTATGAGCCAGACAAACAGGCTATGGATGGAGATATATCAAATCGTTCGAGAGAATTGTGCTACAGAGTATTCTGGTTTAAACCCACAGGACGACGTGATGGAACGACTGCTATCTGCCCGCAGAGGAAAATAAAGATAAGGAGATATGATGTAATGAGTAAAAGATACTTAACAGCAGAAAGTGTATGCGCCGGGCATCCTGACAAACTATGCGACATCATAGCAGATAGCATTTTGGAAGCTTGCCTACGTAAAGATAGGGCATCAAGGGTGGCTTGCGAGGTTATAGCGACTAAAGGAAAAATTATCGTGGCGGGCGAGATCTCCTGCAGCGGGAAAATCGACATCCGATACATTGTTAGAAATGTCCTAAAAGAGATTGGATACAACCCTCTAAAATTTTTGATTTATGTATATATACATAGTCAAAGTGTAGATATTGCGGCTGGTGTGAATACCGCACTGGAAGTACGAAATGGAATAAACGAACAGTACGGTTCCATAGGTGCTGGAGACCAGGGGACTATGTATGGCTATGCTACAAAGGAAACAAGGGAAATGCTCCCCCTCCCTCTTGTACTATCCCACAGAATAGTAAAAAGACTGGATGATTGTCGCAAAGGAAAGCTGATAAAAGGGATTCTTCCCGATGGTAAAGCACAAGTATCGGTAGAATATGAAGCTGACACTCCAGTAAGAATAAAGACGATTGTGATATCGGTACAGCACGATAAGAATAAAACACAGGAAGAACTTAAGGCAGATATCCTTAACAATGTCTTATGGCAGTGCTTTGAAGACTTCCCTTTTGATGATGAAACAGAAATTCTCATCAATCCATCAGGTCAGTTCGTACTTGGTGGACCCGCTGCCGATACGGGTTTGACTGGAAGAAAAATCATGGTCGATACCTATGGAGGGCTTGCATCTCATGGAGGTGGTGCTCTTTGTGGTAAAGACCCAACAAAAGTTGACCGAAGCGGTGCTTACATGGCTCGGTATATTGCCAAGCATATCGTTTGGTGTGGCTATGCCAAGAAATGTGAAGTGAGTATTTCCTATGCCATTGGTAAGGCAAACCCAGTAGCCTTTACTGTAAATACCCTTGGTACTGGCACTATTTCTGATGAAATATTAACTCTTGCTGCCCAGGAAACTTTCAACTTAAGACCTGCGGCCATCATTGAAAAACTGCGTCTTAGAAATGTGATTTACTCTGACACCGCGGCTTATGGTCACTTTAACAGTTGTCTGTTCCCGTGGGAGGATGTAAATAAATACAGTGAATTTAGAAAGGCGGTGGAAAAGTATGTTGATAGAGAAGATTAAAACGAAACAACTCATCCCCGCTGAATATAACCCAAGGAAAGATTTAAAACCGGGTGATTCGGAATATGAGAAACTTAAACGCTCCCTTGAGGAGTTTGGTTATGTAGAACCCGTTATATGGAATAAGACTACAGGCAGAGTTATCGGAGGTCATCAGCGTTTAAAAGTCCTGCTTAGTATGGGTATAGATGAGATAGAATGCGTAGTAGTTGAAATGGATGAGCAAAAGGAGAAGGCGCTGAACATTGCACTAAATAAAATTAGTGGTGATTGGGATAAAGACAAATTAGCACTTCTCATCACGGACCTAAATGCTTCAGACTTTGATGTGTCTTTGACAGGTTTTGACCCGGGAGAGTTGGACGATCTTTTCAAGGATTCCCTTAAGGATAATATAAAAGAAGATGATTTTGATGTAGACAGCGAGCTGAAAAAGCCCGCTGTTTCGCATTTAGGGGATGTTTGGATACTTGGACAGCATCGATTAGTCTGTGGAGACAGTACAAAGAAAGACACCTTTGATGTCTTGATGGATGGGAAAGCTGCCAATCTGGTAGTTACGGACCCTCCATATAACGTCAACTATGAAGGCACTGCTGGAAAAATCAAAAATGACAATATGGCTAATGAAGCGTTCTATGATTTTCTGCTTGCGGCATTTCAAAACACCGAAGCAGCGATGGCAAAGGACGCATCTATTTATGTATTTCATGCTGATACGGAAGGACTCAATTTTAGAAGAGCATTCTCCGATGCAGGATTTTATCTTTCCGGTACTTGTATATGGAAAAAGCAGTCCCTTGTTCTCGGTCGCTCCCCATATCAGTGGCAGCATGAACCAGTACTCTTTGGATGGAAAAAGAAAGGCAAGCATCTCTGGTATTCAGACCGCAAGCAGACAACCATCTGGGAGTTTGAGAAACCAAAGAAAAACGGCGACCATCCAACCATGAAACCAGTGGCACTTGTGGCTTATCCCATTATGAACTCAAGCCTTAGTAACTGCATCGTGCTCGATCCTTTCGGTGGTTCAGGAAGTACACTGATTGCCTGTGAGCAAACAGATAGAATCTGCTACACCATTGAACTGGATGAAAAGTACTGCGATGTTATTGTGAAAAGATATATTGAGCAAGTGGGAAACTCTGATGGTGTATTTCTATTAAGAGATCGCTTGAAATTCAGATATTGTGACCTGCCAGAGGTGAATGAGGATGAGTAAATTGACACTTGGTTCCCTCTTTGATGGCAGTGGTGGTTTTCCTTTGGGTGGTTTGCTTTGTGGCATCGAACCTTTATGGGCATCTGAAATTGAGCCGTTTCCTATACGGGTTACGACTAAACGTATCCCTCAGATGAAGCATTATGGAGATATAAACAAATTAAATGGTGCGGAGCTTCCGCCTGTAGATATCATAACCTTCGGCTCTCCATGCACGGATATGAGTGTGGCGGGTAAAAGAGCTGGTTTGGACGGAGAGCAATCCGTCCTTTTTTATGAAGCAATCCGAATTATTAAGGAAATGAGGTGTAAGACCAATGGACAATATCCAAGGTACGCAGTCTGGGAAAATGTCCCCGGTGCATTCTCGTCGAATAAAGGAGAAGACTTCAAAGCAGTCCTCGAAACGGTCATCAGTGTCAAAGAACCGAATACCTCGGTGCCTTTACCTGAAAAAGGACGATGGCCATACGCTGACATCTATATGGGAGACGGATGGAGCGTGGCTTACCGAACTATCGATGCGCAATATTTCGGAGTCCCCCAACGTCGTCGTAGAATCTACCTTGTCGCAGATTTTGCAGACGGATGTGCCGGAGAAATACTATTTGAGTCCGAAGGCTTGTCAAGGGATTTTACGCCGAGCGGCAGCCCGTGGCAAAGAACTGCCGGAAATGCTAAAAACCGCTCTGGAAAAACAGGCGATAGCATAACTTGCCTAAATGACCAAGGCGGAAGAGTGATGTCTGTTTCGAAGGATATTACAGCAACACTTCGAGCAGAGGAACATGGACATCAGCCTTGCGTAATGCAGTCAAGCGGATTTTGTACTGAACACAGTGCCAAGAGCAGAAGTGTAGGATATGAGGAAGAACGTTCCCCTACACTTAGAACAGGTGTTGTCCCAGGTGCAGTCATGTCCTTTGAACCGGGTGCTGCTTCTCGAGTTGGTGGCCATACTGACGAAAACTTAAGTGGATCACTTCGTGCAAACATGGGAGATAATCAAACAGCTGTTGTCATTGAAAACCATCCAACTGATAGCCGTGTGAAACTCTCGGAGGATAATAAAGTACAGACGCTGACCTCTCGGATGGGAACTGGTGGCGGGAATGTACCCCTTAAGGATTATATCAAGCAGGTGCACGGAAACGTCATTCCGAATGATGAACTGACATACTTGGCAGTCCATATTCATCGATTGATTTCTTATCAGCAATTAAAATAAATGAGAGCCACTTGCCTT